ATGCTTTGTGGCCTGAGCGGTACACCGTCGCAGATCTCGAGCGTATCCGGGACGTCATCAAGCAGGACGGCGGCGAGTACGGCTGGTCATCCCTATATCAGCAGAACCCGACACCACGAACCGGCGCGTATATCCGTACAGACCGCATCGAGGTTGTGACCGAGCGCCCGCAACTCAAGAGTATGTGCCGTGCCTGGGACCTTGCATCAACGGCAGGTGGTGGCGACTATACCTGTGGAATCCTGATGGGCATCGATGCCGATGGCTACCTGTGGATACTCGATGCCGTAATGGGCCAGTATGACCCGGACGAGCGGGACCGCATCATCCGTCAGACAGCCGTACTCGATGGCGTACGCGTACGCATCCGTATGCCGCAAGACCCCGGGCAGGCAGGCAAGAGTCAACGCTTGCACATGATGCGGCTACTCCAGGGATACTCGGTGGTGACCAAGCCAGTGACGGGCGATAAGACCGTACGCGCTGAGCCGTTCGCCGCAGCTGTCGCGGGTGGCATGGTCAAGATAACGCGCGGTGAATGGACGTCAAGCATCATGGAGCAATGGCGACAGTTCCCAGTCGGCAAACACGACGATGCCGTAGACGCAGCTGCAGACGCGTACAACGAGCTCACTCTCAACTCGCGCTCATGGGGCGCGGTGTAGTGTCATAATGTGAGCATGGCCAAGTTATCGATATTCGACCGCATCCGCTCGTTTGGCACCAAGGCAGTGACACCGGCACCGCTTGATACCGCGCTCCCTGGACCATCGCAGACGCGTCAGAGTACATGGGGCACTGGTTATGGGGACGGACAGTATCGGTCACTACTGACAGTCCGTCTACCGGAGAGCAACCGCAATTGGCGTGACATTGCTGGTGACCTCATGCTCAACAGCGTGGTCGCGATCGGCATCGATTGGTATGTTCGCAATTTCCCACAGGGACAACTCCGCGTGATGCGTCCGACAGCTGATGGGCAAGCGGAGCCAGTGCCGGACCATCCAATCCTCGCGCTCCTGCGTGACCCTGACCCGTACAGCCAAGCAGTGCCTGGTGAGCTCTGGGACAACATGATTGCCGAGTACCGGGTGCAAGGCCTGACGTACTTGGTCAAGCGCCGCAATCCGTCGAATGGCATCCCTGGCGCGCTGCAGTCAATCCCGCCTGACATGATTGCGCCGCAAACAGACAAGGACGGGCGCATTATCAGTTATCGCTACACGGCGTCTGGATGGTCTCGCGATCTGCCGGTCGATGATGTGATTCGCGTCAAGTATGGGCGCGACCCGGACGACTGGAAGCTCGGGCGCTCACCATTGACGTCGGTGCTCGCAGAGATTGCCGCTGACAACATGGCGTCGCGCATGGGCTACGGGCTCGCATCGTCCCCGGTTCCGAGCTTCATCGTTGGGCCACCTGATGGCGACGCGGTGATGATTCAGCCAGAGGACGCGCAGGTGACAAAGAGCGCGCTACAGCAGAACTTCCGCGGTGACCGCTCCGGCGGTGTTGTTGTCATGCAACAGCCGTATAAGATTGAGCGCGTCGCATGGTCGCCTAAAGACATGGCGCTCGATGACATCAGGCGCAAGCCAGAGGAGCGCATCTGTGCGGCACTAGGGCTTAACCCACTGGTGCTCCAGTTGGGTTCTGGGCTTGAGCGTGCGACATACTCCAACCTTGACCAGGCGACGCGATCTGCGTGGACTGATGGCATGATTCCGCTCTATGCCGCTTTCGCCCGTTCACTCACCGCACAGCTGCTCCCGGACTTCCCGGAGACGCAACCGGGCGATTATCTCGAGTGGGATACAAGCAACATCCCTGCGCTACAAAGCGACCTTAACGAGGATTCCGAGAGAGCGGAGCGACTGTACAAGGCTGGCATCATCGACCAAGCAACCGCGAAGCGCATCAGTGGCATTACGCCTGGAGCAGAGGACGAGGGGCGATACTTCCCAAGTGCTCAACCTGCGCCGATTATTGACATGTCATCGATGCCGACTGGACAACCAGTGCGCACACCGCAAGAGATTGCCGCACTCGTGACAAGCGCAGGCACGCTTATTCGCTCAGGATTCGCACCAGAGGCAGCACTCGCAGCTGTCGGCCTCGACCCGATACAGCACCTTGGCTTGCTACCGGTCACGGTCCAGACAGAATCGAAGGCATTGCAACTCGAACCAGGAGAAGAGCAGGGCCTCAAGTATTACCCGACCGACTCAATGCGGAATGCGGCAAAGCGCGCACTCGCATGGCGTGAGGCCGGCAACAAGGGCGGGACGCTGGTCGGTTTACGTCGCGCAAATCAACTGGTGAACGGGGACAAGTTGTCGGAAGACACCATCCTCCGGATGCACTCGTTTTTCAGCAGGCACGAAGTCGACAAGCAAGCCGAAGGTTTTCATTCAGGTGAGCCGGGATTCCCGAGTCCTGGTCGCGTGGCGTGGGACCTCTGGGGCGGTGACAGCGGGCAGAGTTGGGCGCGCAACCTTGCACGCAAGATTGTAGACCAAGCAGACGAGACTAAGAGCGCGACACACCCCGTATATGGATGGGAGCTCGATGCCGACACTCTATGAGGTTGCCGAGGTTTACCGCCAGAGGATGCTCCGGCGTGAGGCGTCGATAGTCAAGGAGATACGCGACACATACATGGACAGCATGTCCGATGTGCTTGCGCGTCTATCCGCCGTGACAAAAGCCATCGAGGACGAGCTGGTGAGCGAGGGCGTACTGATCTCTGACCGACTCGACCTTTTGCAGATGTACCAAGAGCGCCTGGAGTCTCTCGCCGAGCAGATGGGCGCAAAGGTCACGGAGTACGGCATCGATGCCGCCAAGCGTGCGACAGACGCGCAGCGTGGTGGGTTGCAACTTGCGCTTGACATGCAGACCGACCCAATCAGACCCGGCATGGGATTGCCAACGAATGTCTCAATCTCGAGCGTGTGGAACGCCGTCGATGAGCAGGGTGTGGAGTTCGCTCTCGGTTTTGCCGCTGATGGTTCACCACTTGGCGACCTATACGCCGCCATCGGCCCGGATATGTCTAAGCGTGTCGCATCCGCCGTGGCGCAAGGGTTCCACCCGTACAAACTCGCAAAGATTCTCAGCGACACATACACCGTGCTTGCTCCGGCAAGAGCGGAAACCATCGCACGCACTGAGATGATACGAGCTGCGCGCGAGGGCACACGTGCCGCCATGCTCGCGAACCAGGACATCATCAAGGGTTATCAGCGTGTATGTGCCGGAGATCAGCGCGTATGCGTCGTTTGCTGGGCTCTACATGGTCAGACGTGGCCACTCGACAAGCCGGTTGCGTCACACCCGAACTGTCGGTGTACCATCATCCCGATACTCCTCTCCTACGAGGAGTTAACGGGCAATCCGGGCGGTTTACCGTCACCGATGGCGCCTGACCGCGAGGACCTTTTCGGACAACTGACACAACAAGAGCAGCTCGAAGTGCTCGGGCCGATGCGGTATAGGTTATGGCAGGCTGGCCTACCATTGGAAAAAATGGGCCGCGTGCGTCAAGATACACAGTGGGGACCGGTCGCACAAACGATACCGGTGAGGGAGTTAGTCTAATGCCGGAGATGATCTACATCGGGGACGAGGTCAAAAGCACGCCAGACGGGCGCGTCCGTGGTTACCTCCTGCGCTTTGACGGTGCCAATGGTGCCGACGTCGCGGGCGATTTCTTCACCCCCGAAACGGACTTTGGTCGACCGATTGACAAGCTCAACGGTATGGCGATTAACCTTTATTACCATCATGGGTTTGATGAAGCCATCGGTAAAAAGGACATTGGCTACGGCACCATCAACGTTGACGAAAAGGGCATGTGGCTTGACGCTCAACTCAAGATGAGCGAAGAGTACGCCGATAAGATTGCACAGCTGGTCAAGATGGGCAAGTTGGCATATTCGAGCGGAGCCGCCTCTCACCTGGTCGAGCGCAAGCAAATGCCGGATGGTCGGTTTATGGTCACACGCTGGCCAATCGGTGAGGCATCATTGACACCAACGCCTGCCGAACCGCGCAACTTTGTGAAGTCGCTCATGGAAGAGACCAAGGATGATGGCATGGGTGAGGATATGGGCGAAGGCATGGGCGAGATGGAGACCGAAGCGCCGGACGTTGTTGTCGTCACGGACGTTGCGGAATACATCAGCGAGCTCTACGCCAATGCCGAACAGGATATGTTTAGCCAGGCTCTGCACTCGCTCTACTGCGTTCTGACAAGTGGTATGCACGAGATCTACGAATCCGGGATGCCAGTCGCACAATACATTCCTGCGCTAGTTGACGAGTTTGCTCGCCGCGCGAAAGACCTTGCATCCAAGGTCGAGACCATGAGCGAGGATGAGCTCAAGTCACTGCAGACAATCGGACGACGGGCGGCACGCCCGGCATCCGTACGAGATGTTGAGGGTCGCTTGCGGGATGCATTGCGACTGTCACGGGAGGAGGCTAAGCGTCTCTCTCCAACCGTCTGGGAATCGATGCGGGATGCATCGACACAGGACGAAACCAAATCGACGACACCAAGCACGCCGGTAGTTGAAAAGAATCCGGATGCACTGAGCACAATAGACCGGCGAGCGCTCCTGCTCTCGCTGTTGGAGGACTAATGTCCAAGATCGAACGATTCGCAGTCGAAGAGTCGCAGTACAAATCTGCACTCATCGAGTTGCTCAACCAGCCACACTGTGACGACGCTGAAGTAAAGCGCGTCAAGGATGCATACGAAGCCGCTAAGGACCGCCACGAGCTCGCAAAGACTCTCCTCGTGTCCAAGTCCGAGCCAGAGGTCAAGGCATGGGAGCGCGGACACTACGGCCCGCTGCCATTCGCCGGCAACACTCGTGCTGAAAAGGCATTTGAAGCATACAAGATGGGCTCATTCATCCTTGCGATGAATGGCAACGAGTATGCCGACCGCTGGTGCCGTGACCACATGGGCGTCGACGCAAAAGCCATCAAGGCGATGACCGAGACGACTCCTGGTGCTGGTGGATATGCTGTCCCAACCATCGTGCAGGAGACCTTGGTCTACCTCCGTGAAAAGGCATCCGTGATGCGCCAGTATGCGCGTGTATGGCCGATGAAGAGCAACGCGCTCAACATCCCTATCCTCTCCGGATCTGTCACGGCTAACTGGTACGCTGACGCAGCTGCAATTACTCCAAGCGATGGCACGCTGACACAGGCATCCTTGACCGCGAAGAAGCTTGCCGCACTGACTGTTATCTCGTCCGAACTTGACGAGGATGCAGTTGTCGCGATTGGCTCCTACGTGGCTGCTGACATGGCGAACAAGCTCGGCCACGAAGAAGACCGCGTATGTTTCAACGGCACCGGTATTGCTGGTGACGGTGGCATTACTGGCGTAATGCAGTACATCTATGCACTGTCTGGCACCAAGGCTAACATCGCATCCCTCGTTGTCGCACCAACTGGATCTGTTGGTACTCCATCTACGATGACGCTCGCTACATGGCAAAGTGGATATGGCAAACTTCCTGTGTACGCACAGGACACCGCGGCGCTCTACTGCCACAAGACATTGTTCTACTCCTACATCGCGGACAAGCTGGTCACCCTTGGTGGCAACTCCTATAGCGCGCTTGCGATGGGTGTAGGCAAGGAGCCTGAGTTCCTTGGATACCCTGTCCGCTTTGTTCAGGACATGCCTGCAACGCTTACGGCCAACCAGCCATTTGCGGTGTTCGGTGCACTTGACAAGGGATGTGCATTCGGCGACAAGCGCGGACTCAACGTCCAAACATCGTACGAGCGCTACTTTGATCAGGACGCAGTCGCTATCCGTGCGACCGAGCGCTTTGGTTTCTCGGGCGCCATTGATCCGGGTAACGTTGCCGCTCCTGGGCCTGCTTCACAGTTCCCTGGTTCCGTCATCGTTTTTGCCGCAGGCATCAGCTAGTCCTCGCGGTTTGTTCACTCTCGGGGAGTGGGGCAGCTGCTCCACTCCCTTATTTGTTTGGAGGCATGCATGACACGTACCGAGGCATTGCTCGAGGTCGCGCGCAACTGCGCATCAGACCAATATCCTGAGCTCGATAGCAGCGACCTTGCGGCGCTCGTGGACAAGTGGCAGGGATATACAGTGTGGACCGCCAGCACCGCCTACGTGGTTGGCGACAAGGTCATTCCTACCGTATCCAATGGGCGCATCTATCTCTGCATCATTGCTGGCACGTCCGACACTGTCGAACCAGGTTGGCCAGACTATGTCACGCAGCCATACTACGCAATCGGTGATGGCCAAGATTTAGAGTGGCAAGACATCGGGCCTGCTCCAGTACAGTACGACGTAATGTCCGCCAGCCGTGAGGGATGGCTACTCAAGGCGTCACGCGCAGCCGGGCTCGTCAATGTCACTGATGGCGCCGTGTCGGCATCGATTGGCTCACTCCAAGACAAGTGCATCCGGCAGGCGTCGCGCTTCCTATCGATGAGGATTTTGTAGTGATACCGCAAGGGCTCCTCAACAACCTGCGCGCCGGCCTGTCACAGTATGTCGGCTCCGAATACCTAGACGTGTATCGGTGGACTCCTGACAATGACGGCATGGGCGGAGTTATCACCGTATGGCGCAAGGTTGCAACCATCAAGGCAACGGTACGAGCTGGCGTCGACACCGAGCTAGTGACAGCTGACGCGATGCAACCGGAGGGCGCATGGATTATGACGTGCGGGTATGGTTCGGATATTGAGATCGAGGACCGCGTATATCGCGAAGGGCAGACACCTTGGGCTGCTGGTGAATACTGGGAGGTTGCAGGCGAAGACCAAGGACACAGCGATGCGGTGACGCTGACTATTAACTTGCGTCATCATGTCAATGGATAATCAACGCACTCGCCGAGGGTAACCATGGACATACGGGGTCATAATGCAGGCATGGACAGCAATCAATCCATCAACATTCAGCAGCTCATTGCGGGTTTTGTCGGCGCGGTCATTATGGTGCTGCGTTCGCCTGCGGAACGCTCAATCGGGACCAATATCGCGAGCGTCATAGCAGGCACAGCGAGTGCAACTTACTTGACACCGCTCCTGGGGAAAATGCTCAATCAGACTGATCCGAACTATCTGCTAGGGTTCGCATTCTTACTGGGTGTACTTGGTTTACGTGGAATTGAATTGATTGCAGACTGGGCCGGGCTAGACGGCAAGCCCGGGGTCAACGGTAAAAAGATTATTGACGGAGTAACAAAGTGAACAGCATATCCATATCTAGACTTGTCGTCGTCGTCCTGATCGCCTTCGTCGCGAGCTTCTCGACAGTATTCGGTGATGGTGTACGCACGGCTGAAGCACACGACATCTCCGAGCTTGGCGCAGTGATGGCACTGTACGGGTCTAAGGCTGTTGCGGCTGGTGTCTCTGCTGCGATGAGTGCTGCGCTTGGATTCCTCACGATGCCGTTCAAGGGTACGAATGCGAACAGTCTGAAGGTGGGCAAATGAATATCCAAAACTTTCGTATGGAGCCAAATCCTGCCGTCCCCGGCGATTGGATTATTTTTGGCGATATTTACGATAATGAAGGCAACCTGCTCGGCACATACGGCCCTGATGGAACTTCAGTATTTACGTGGTGGAATCAACAGGATGCAGGATTTCAACAGAATTACGCTCAACTTTTTAGCACTGTAATGGCTCAAGAAATCGTAAATGGGACGGCTGAATAATGGCTACAGCATACGTGTCATCATCTGGAACGGCGGCTTATCCCGGTACGGCATCGGTTCCAACATCAATCACTTTAGCACTGTCATCTGCTGGTGCTGGTGACATCATCTATATTGCACCGGGCAACTACGTAGTCAATAACGTTACGTACGGTGGTGCATCCGGAACGGCTGGAAACCCTGTACAGTTTATTGGTAATCCTACCGGCTCACAATTTATAGGTATTCCCGCTGGTCGCATTCTATTTACTGCGACAAGTGACCTATCAACCGGGACGGGAGCGCAAGTCTTAACGCTGACATCTAAGAGTTATGTAAACTTTAGCAACATTACATTTGACCGAATTTCAGCAATTAGTAATGTATTTACACTGACAACTTGTGCAAATGTAATTATTTCAAATTGCGTATTTTACGGTGCTGTTATAGTTACAAACACAGCCGCTGTTCCCAATAATAATACTTTTACAAAATGTGTATTATATGGCACACGTATTCTTAACCTGTACTTTGGTCTACATACATCAAACTATGACAACCCATTTGTGATTAGTGACTGTTTATTTATCATGATAAACAGTGGAGGATTTGGAAGAGCATTAGAGTTCTATAATACTGGTTCAGGTGCTGGTTTCCCGGGTGGAGGGTTAATCACGAACTGTACTTTATTTGGTGGTGACGTTGGAATAAACCACTTCAACACTTCATATGACACGACAAATCCATTTCTTATTAGAAATAACTTGTTTATGTGTGCTACGGCAATCTTTTGCAGTTTAGCGGCAAGAGTATCGGCTTCATATAATCGGTATACATTTAGTGCTCTGTCAGGCGCATCATCTGGGACTGGTAGTACTTCTAACGGTGTCGCTGGTGTCGATTTGTTTGAGTCACTTTTGTACGCAATCAATAACCTACAACCATTTGCAACGTATCTAAGTAGTCCAAATACAAACTTTGGTACATCCACTGGCGCACCTGCTACAGACTTGTATGGCGTAACGTGGACAGGTACAAACCCTGACGCTGGCTCCGCAACCTACAGGAGTCTTTCTACTGTTGGCTCTTATTTACCAACCGAGCGCAACGCATCAGCCATCACAATCGCTCCCGGCTCAACATCACAGTCCATCGAACTATATCTAGGTGCTACAGGTCTCACAGCCTCAACCTCTGGTCTCTCAGCCCGCTACAACAGAACACGCACAGCCTCTGTCAGCATCCCTCTGGTAGCCCGTACAATCGCACAGGCGTGGACTTCAGGTGGCTTTGCGGAGGTTGACGCTACCAATATGCCGGGGGTCTATCGCGTCGATATTCCGGATGCAGCTCTAGCGGTTGGAGCTGATGATGTTACGCTTGTAGTCCGCGGTGCATCTGGTACTAACGGTGCGGTAATGACAATTAAACTGTCCTCTGGTGGCTTGACATCTGCACAAACGGCCTCGGCTGTCTGGGGTGCAAGCCCAGCAGGCTACAACGACGCTACGACCTTTGGTGGTGTTGTCAATCAGATTGACCAGACGGTTACAGGCACGAGTGTGCTGGTGCAGGACGTGCCATCTAATGTCTGGCAAGAGCAGACAGACGATCACACGACGCACGGAACATTCGGCTACAACATCCTCCGCGCTGATGCTCCAAGTAAGGAGGGGTTGGTTACACTCCATCAATCGGGCGGTATCTCCCGCGTCGATGCCGACATTCACGCCATTGTAAATGACACGCTGGCAGCTGCTGAACTGAAGGGTGCACTATTGCATACTGGCGGAGACTACATCAGCGCAGATCTGCTGACTCCGGTCACGAGCGCGCAGACGGTCCGCATCGGCCCATTCGCCGTACGTACGGATGCCGGCGGTGCTGATGGCGCGCTGGATCTCAACCAGTCAACTGCCGGCGCTGTCGTTGTGCAGCTAACAGACGCGCAAGGGACGGGCATTGATCAGACATCCGCTACCGTCCAGGCTAAGGTGTACAACGTCGCAGGAGGGCTAGTGGCAACCTATACATGTACGCCGGCTTATGCTGTCAATGGTTTTGTGTCCATTCCGATGACAACCGCGGTGACTGGCACGGCGGGGTCATACATCATCAATCTCTGGAGCACCGTCGGAGCGACGGTCATCATCTACGGCCCGCTACAGCTGCGGGTGAGGGCTATCTAATGACACCGATTATCAGGCTGATTGAGGACCCGGACACATCGACACATCACGGCTCATGGGTCGGCGCATTCTACCCATACAGCCTGTCACTCGTGGATGCCCAGTGGAGTCCGGTTGACATCACGGCAGGCACGCTTTCGGTGACGTTCAGCGATGAGACTACGGGCTTGCCATACACGTTCCCGACAGGTACGGCGGTGCTGGTCAAGAAGTGGTCTGAGGAGGGGCTCATCGAGCTCACACTCCCGTCAGCATGGCCAACCGCCGCAATGGTCCGCGTGACAGTTGCACTGACCAATGGCGCCATCGTCCGGAGGTTTGGCCCGCTGATTGTTGCGGTATCCGCACCATGAGTGACTACAAGGTAACGCTCAAGATTGACATGTCGGGACTGAGTCGCAAGTCCGATGCACTCGACCGACTGTCGCGAATGGTTCGTGATTGTGCCTGGCGCGCAACGAGCTACGCGAGGGTATCGATGACTGGCATCAAGAGCGGGCGAGCATACCTCATATCGGACAAGCCAGGGAGTCCGCCGCGCGTGCATATTGCATCCGCACCAGGAGAAGCGCCGGCGGCGCTGACTGGAGCACTACGCAACAGCATCAAGCCACGCGAAGGTACGAGTAAGTGGGAGTCACGTGTCGCAGTCGAAAAAGAGTACGGGCAGATTCTCGAGCGGAAGAAGAACCGTCCATTTCTGATTCCTGCTGGGCAGGAGGCGTTCAAATTCTTGATCGCGGCAGCAAGGAGTATCGCCGATGGCAGCTGATGTATTGCAGGTTGACGAGTGGATTACCGAGACGCTTCGCGCGGATGCAACGCTCCAAGATCTGCTCGCCATCGATGGCAGGGCGCCAGGATATCAGCTCGGCGTGTATTGCAATGTGGCGCCAGAAAAGGACGTTGCGAGCCGTAAGCCGGTGATGGTGCCGTTCGTGATTGTCAAGCGCGACAGCGGGTCCACACAGGAGCAGGTATCCATTAGTGGAGCGCGTTGTATCGTGCGGCACATCGTGTCGGTTGTTGTCTGGGATATCCACACCGGGACCGTGACATTCTCTCGCACCAAGGCAGTTGCGGACCGCGTCGACGCACTCCTACACAACGTGTCATTCACCGTGGCGGATGGTCAAGGGTGGAGTATGCGCATGGCGTCAGACACCATCATCGACCCGCAGCCTGACGGGCGCATCAACTGTGGCATCATGCAGGCGTACAATGTCACAATATCGGAGTAAGGGGACCTACTAATGGCCAAACTAATTGCTAAAAACTGCACCGTTAAGTATTCAATCGGCACCGCCATTGTGGATGGAACCGCCGCTACTCTCGCGACAGCCGTCACTCCTGCGACGGAAATGCGCGCGTTCGCAAAGTCCGTCACGCAGTCGGTCACGGTAAATACCATCAACCTAACGGCACTCGGCGACGTATACGAGCAGAAAATGCCGACGACGTTCGCTGGGTCAATCACCCTCGAGCTTTATGTGGATGGTGTCCGCATTACAAACTCATCGATGATTGGATTCCCGATGAAGGTCACCGTAGACGTAGACGGCGCGGGCGCCGCAACCTCTGAGACATGGGTCGGCATGATTGCCGATTGTGGATGGGGTACGCAGTCCGAGACCGAGCAGACCGAGAGTATTACCATCAACCTCGGCGTGGCTGGCCAGACAACATGGAGTAGCTAGTGGCGTTATCTGACCTCAAGCGCGCGCGAGCGTCGCAGGCTAAGCCTAACCTCGTCATCGACCTCTCGGCTTTCATGCCCGATGGCGAGGAGGCAAGCATCACGTTTCGCGAGCCAACAGGTGCAGATCTGTTCCGTGCGTTCCAGGCGCCGACAGTCGCCGAGAAGGTCAAGTATCCGGATTACGATGATGAGCTCATCAAACTGCTCCGGCTGATGGCTATCTGCTATGTAGCGACCGAAGGCGACGAGGGTAAGTACAACGTATTCGAGACACTCGGCGATTTAGCACGAGACAACAAGCTTTTGTACCTCTACATCCACGGAACGTTTAACACCAACTATCAGCTGGACTTGTCGGTCATTTCGGAGAAGGTCCCAAACGACTAGGGGCGGTGGAGCAACAGGTACTCGAGGCATCGGTGACCTGGCTACATCGCCATCCTTCAGAATGTGACTTGACGCTAACAGAACTTGGCGAGGTGTATTACATCGGCGAGAGTTGGAAAAAGGTCATCCATGATGTGGCCGAAGCGATTATACGGACCATCGCGAGGAGTGGTATCTAATGGCACTTGGACTGTTTGAAATCATCTTTAAGGCGTCCGGCGCAAACAAAGTCCAGTCCGACATTAAGGCGATCAAGGACGAAGCCGGAAGCGCGGCACCTGCCGTTGAGCAGCTCGCTGGCACAATGTCCAAACTTGGCAGGATAGGTGCTACACTCGGCGCACTTGGTGGCATCGTGGCATTTGGCAAGTCCGCCCTCGAGGCCAGCGGAGACGCCCAGGAACTCAACACGCGACTGGAAGGTGTAACCGGGTCGGCTGCCGAAGCGGCTAAGGTTATGGCCAAGGTACGCGAGGTTGCAGGTCCGTCGCCATTCACTACGAAGCAGCTCGCGAACGCAGCTGTCGGTTTGCAAGCGATGGGCATCAATGCCCAGAAAGCACTCCCGAAACTCGCGGATCTCGGCGCCGCATTTGGCGCGGATGAAGAGCACCTAAAGTCGCTTGTCGGCATGATGGGGAAACTCAATCAAGGCATCATGCCAGACTCCGAAACGCTCTCGATGTTCGGCCTGTCTAAAAAGGACTTTGCTGGAGAGGGAATCACGTTCGACAAAAACGGCACGCTGATTTCAAGTGCGACCGAGACGCTCGATGCGCTATTCCGGATCATCGACAAAAAGTACGGTGGCATGACCGAGCGGATGGCGAAGAACACCAAGTCGCAGATGGCGACCATCGTTGACTCGTTTACTCAGATGATGGAAAAGGTCGGAAACATTTTCGGTGCTGGGCTAAGTCTGATAACACCTGCTCTCACAAGTGGGCTCGACAGCGTGACGAAGTTTTTCGACTCCGTGTCGACGAATGGCAGCACTGCGCAAAACATCCTCAAGGGGATTGCGGCAACCCTTGCACTCATCACGGCTGTACAGGTTGTCGATGGCATCATCATGCTCAGTAAGGTGATGAAGGGGCTAGCAAACACGCTGAAACTGGTCGCGGCTGGTGAGGCACTCATTCAGGCGCTTGCCGGTCCCGCTGGTATTGCGAAGGTCGTCGCCGGAGTTGCCGCTGCAGGGCTTGCCATCTGGGGAATGGATGCAATTTTCAACCAGATGGAGCAATCGGCAAAGACAAAACCCGAAGGACTAAAGCCTCCGACAACGACGACACCATCGAATCCGGTTACAGGAGCGACAGGCGGAACGCCAGCAGCAGGGAGCGGGCACGGTGGCTTGATTGGTACCATGGCGCGCGTTGGCATCGGCATGTCCAAGGTCGGCGAGTTTCGCGAAGAGTGGGGCAAGACCGTTGCTGAGTCCCTGGACAAGATTGCCAAGAACACTGGCACGACAAACGACCTGCTCGACCTACGTCGGCAGACATTCGGCGGTGGTGCACTGGGTCGGCTTGGTGCAACGGCTGTTGAGATGCGCGAGGCTAACGGTGGCGGAGGTATTGCAGCTGGGACCGGACGCATCCCGAATACGCTCATCCCGTACAACATCGATCTCGAGCGAGGCGTCAAGAAGATATTTGCGGCAGAGTATCGGACACAAGCTGTTAACCTGATGAGGCGCATCTAATGGCTATCAAGTGGCCTATCAAGGTCGAGGTCGATTGTCCGGAACCAAGGCCGGCAAAGTCACGGCTCGTCATCGGCGCGGATGGTACGTCATGGGACCGCGCGACATCGAGCGAGTACGCATGGTTTGACAGCGTGACAGGGTCGGCAATGCTCTTGCCGATGTGTTTCGATGGCGCGTACGACACGACATTCTCGGGCATATACAGCCGACTGCAGCTGTCGGACATGGAGACACCATTCGGTGG